GGATTCCGGAATAATCTCCGCCGGATAGACCGGAAAGTACAGCACCCATTGCTGCAAGCGGAACCAGAATTCCAATTAGTCCTTTGGCTAAAGAGTTCATATCCATGCTTCCCAGCACCTTAATCGGAACGATCAGGAGCGTCAAAGCAGTCGACATTGCAAGCAAAGATCCAGCGACGCCCTTCAGGTCGCCTTTTGCTAATTTCATCACGGTCATGGCTGAAGTCATAGCAAGAAGCGCCACACCAACGGCAATACCGCCCTGTTTTAGAGTCTCTGTATCAAGCTTTGCAAACAGTCGAATTGGGACATAGAGCATGGTAAGCGCCAATGCCATCGCAATCATAGAACCAGCCACACCCGACATATTGTCAGATTTAATGGCTTTCAGTGCCGCAGTAACCCCGCCAAGTGCTGCCATAAGCGCAACAACAGTCAAACCGCCCTGAACGACCTGCTCTCGGTCCAGCTCTCCGAGTCGAGCAACTGCGCTTGCAAGAATTGCGATTGCGACAGACATACCGATCATTCCAACTGCAAAAGACTGGAGCGTGCCAGTTTCTTTGCTCAATGGGTTCTTCTTCACGACTGCCATGAATCCATACATTGCGCCTGTCATTTCGCCAAGCAGAACAAAAAGTGCAGTCATCGCTGGAATCGTGTTATCCCAGTTCAGATTTTCACACTTCTTGAGAGCGGCTGCCAAAATAAGCACAGCACCAGCAATCACCATCATGGCAGTGGCAATCTTTCCAAGCTGAGCTGCTTCTGAAAGTCCCTCCAAAGCGTTTGCGCTGGTGCCCCACTTCATGATACCAGCCATAACGGCAGTCACTTCTGCGAGCAGAGCTGTAATTGCACCCATACTGCCAAGAACCCGGTCGGCATCAACTTTGGAGATCACCCATAACGCAGCAGCAAGAATACCAACAGCACCAGCAATCTTCAGTAAAATATTTGCTTTGATGTCCTTCTGCCAAAGAACAAGAGCATCTCTTGCGGAATCTAAAACACCGCTGATACTTTCTCCGATTCCCTTGAAATTCTCAAGCAGATCAGAAAATGCGTCGGCAAATTTCTTGATACTCTTAAAGATACCGGCAAGCAGTCCTGTTCCGATCAGATCTGTAATTGTAACGCCAGAAAAGATACTTTTAATCTTCTCTACAACGGGGGCGAAGAATGCCCCAATCTTCTCTGCAATATTCGAAAAGACCTCTTTGACTTTGGAGCCAGCTGTTTTCAAAGATTCCAGTGCAGTGTTAGCAGCACCGAGATCCTCATCAGCACTTCCGCGAATCTTCTGGAATGCTGCAGTGACCGTTTCTTTCAGAGAGTTGACCCATGGGAACGTATCGCGGATTTTCTCTCCAAACTCGCTCAGCCTCTCGCCAATCAAGGCAAAGATGTCGCGTAAAGATTCAAATTTCGTAAAGTCAATACCAGTCCATGACCCAATAAAGTCAAGCACATAGTCTTTCGCGACCTTGAATCCGGATGCCAGTTTATCGATTGCACCGTTGACCAACTCAACGAACTTCGTAAGACCATCGCCGGATTTGATCGCTTCATCGATGGATACGATCCATTCGCCAATACCACCGGTCACACCGAGAAAGCCATCTCCAACAGGAAGCAGCTTTTCCAACAAATGTCCGAGGATTTGTCCAAGTGCGTTCAGTCCCTGACCGATAATATCGACGAATGCAAACGCACCTTTGAACGTCATTTTGAAATTATCGAGAGCTTCCTCGCTCATGGTCAGACCAGAAACGAAGTCTTTGATCTTGACAGTAATATTATATAGTTCTTCGCCGGTTAATGGCTCAAACACCTCGTTGAAAGCATCTTTAATCGTTCCGAGAATGATTTGCAGCTTCTCAAAGGCTATCATCAGTGCCTGAAGGATGTTCTCCCGACCGGATACACGTCCAATCTTTTTTGTATAATCATCAAGATTCACACTGCCGTCTTGAATTCGTTTGTTCAGATCTTCGAGAGCCGTAACCTGATCGCGTGTGTAGCCGAGATTTCGCAATTCCTCATCAGACAAGCCGGCGGTTTTTGCTGTGAGATCACTGACTGCTCCTGCAAGCATATCCGACGTTACCCAGCCTTTTTTCAGGGATTCCTCAAAGCCGCCTGACTTCTCAATCAGGTCTTCTAATCCCGGAACAGCCTCCTTGCCAATAGAGAGGAGCGCTTCCTTAAAGCCTTCTGTATCTTCAATGCCCTCATTCAGGAATTGCTTCCACCCAGAGGAGAAGCCTTCAGATAAAATTTCATTTCGCGTTTCTGCCGCAGCAGCAAGCGGTTCATTCAGCATCTCGCTGAATTTTGTCAGAGATTCCTTTGCTTCTTCAAAGTCGCCAAGAAGAATTTTCCACGTAGCAGCCCAACCAGACTGAGCCGTTTCCTTCATGACGTCATAAAGCTGTGATAACGTCTTAACTTTCGTAGCTGCATCAGTGGCGGTGATTCCCATTTGCTTGATTTCAGCAATTTCTTGTTCGTTGTATCCCTGCCGCCTTAAGCTTTCTTCGTTATATGTATCGGTAAATTCCGTAAAATGCTGTAATGTTTCAGTCAGAATATCAGAGGTAAGCCAGCCTTTGGAAAGTGTCTCTCGGAAGGATCCTTCATCGGCGATCATTTCATCGATGGCGATGCCATGAATACGAGCCGTCGTTTTCAGCGCATCCTGAAATACCTGACCGCCCATGCCGGCATTTACTACCGAGTTCCAGTCCATCAATTTCACTGTTCCAGACGCCAACGCCTGTGAGAGCTGATACATTGCAGTAGACGCCTGTTGGCTGGTTGAGCCGGAGACTGCTGCGAGGTTCGCAATACCTTTAATAGCATTGACAGATGTATTCAAATCGACACCGGCAGCTGTAAACGTACCGATGTTTCTCGTCATTTCCGTAAAGTTGTAGATCGTCAAGTCCGCGTACTTATTCAGTTCATCAAGTGCGCGGTTGACGTCGTTGATATTGGCGCCCTCTTTCTGGGTATTCGCCAAGATTGTCTGTGTAGCATTGATCTGCGTTTCATATTCCTTGAAGCCCGACATAATCGGATCCAAGGCTAGTTCAGAAACCAATTTTTTGCCGGTATTTACCGCAGAATTTGCGATATTACTAAGAGCTGTTACAGCCATGACCTCAAGCGCAGAGAACTTCAACCGAACGGATTCTACGCCGCTCGACAATCCTCCCATATCGACCCGACCAGCCGCCTTGCTGATATTCTCGAAGCCTTTTGCACTATCCTCGAACTTGAGGCTTTTCTTCAGCTTATCCAGTGTTGACATACTTGTGCTTACATTCTTTTCGAAGTTCGCATTGTCAAACCGCATCTCGACGACTCTCTGGTCGATCGTTTTGCTCATAGCTTTGTAACCTCCTTCCATGCTTTCTCAGCAAGTTCGTCAAAAATCGGCTGGATAGCGGGGTTGATGTAATCGCGCCCTTCTACCCAGCCGCCATTGCGTGTGCCATGTCCGTATTGCAGAATAATTGCAATCGGTACACCTTTGACGATATGTGAGTTTGTAAACATGATCCGTGCAGAACCTTTTTTATTTACAATCTCATAATCCCAGCTCGCGGCAGTTTCGCCGCTGTCAACTGGGGTGGCCGCCGACAAAGCGGTGACACCTTTCTGCCCGTATCGATCGAGCAGTCCCAATCCAATGGCTTCTTTCACGCGTTCCAGAAACCGGGTTGCCTTGGAAAAGTCGCCTTTTTGTCGAAATGTGATCATTTTGAATTTTCATCCTTTCGAGTGAGCTCGCCGACGCCGAGCAGCATTCAGTGCAGCATTCTGCTTGAGAATATTTCGCTGGCTTTGCTTCTTCGGCGGTTGGTTTTTCACATTGCAGACGCGAATCAGCATCAACAGGCGATTCAAATGCCATTTCTGGCATTCAAACGGGATTTGCAGCGCCACCATCCAATAATAGATCAGCTCGCTGGTAACAATTTCCGTACTTCGATGACCTTTCTGTTCTTCACGAATGGTCGTTGCACTCCGCTTCGCATCGATGTAAGCATTCACATCTCTGAAATTCTGTGAAGATAATCGATCGTAAACATCTGCCGGAACGTTCGAATTCAACGTCATACAGCGAATGTAATCAATCGTTTCCTCTACGGTTTTCTGTTCTTTCGAAAGGAACGGCTTTTCCCACTTTGATTCCCATTTTGCAAGGGAAAGTAAAGAGTGTTCCAGTTGTAAACAGACAGGGGGCTTGGCTGAAACAAACTCTTCTTTCTGCTCGTCCCAGCCCTCAACCCCCTGTACTGTAATAACGAGCATTATTTAATCGACTTTCGGAATGATGCCGTTGATGAACGCCGCAGCTTTCTGATCATCCTGCGCCAGTTCCATGTAAATGTCGGAATATGCCTGTGTCTGTGTGAACTCCGTCGTGAGTTCGTTGGATTTGATGAAACGTCTGCCGTCATCGCTCTTCACGCCATATGCCTTCAGAACGACTTCCTTAAAGAGCTTCGCCAGCGCTGGAACATCCTTGGCGGCGGTGATCTTCTCTACCATCTTGCTGAGACCACCGGTCACACCAAGCTCCCACTCGGCAAGCTCTGCTTTGGTCAGATTGAAATAGAACGTTTCTTCGCGTTCCACGCCATTGAAATCGATGTACTTTTTGGTAATAGGCAGCATAATATAACCCCTTTCAGTTATGAAAACAAAAATAAGAGGGAGCCTCGCACGGAGACTCCCTCAGTTAAAATGATTTAGCCCTTGAAGTGAGCCAGAACCTCTGCCGGAAGCGGCAGTTTCGGATCAACAGCATCGCCAGCCTCAGCAGACGTTGCTGCCTTGCCATAAAGGATCTCCTCGAAGGACGCAAGCTTCGTGGCATCGACCTTCGTCGAGTCGATCGTGACAATGGCGGGTGGGTTTAAA